GGGGTTTGATTTGGATCAATTGTTTGCCTTTGGGTGACATTATCTGTAATCCACAGGACTCCACAGGACTCCTTTGGTACTCCACAGGACTCCACAGGACTCCACAGGACTCCACAGGTCGTCTCTGTCGAGGATGACACCTCCGATCTTCTGAACACGCTCAAGACGGTGGGAGGCATGGTGATGGTTAATATCCTCATCACCCTTATAACCCTCGGGATTGTGTGGTACAATCTCTAACGAGTCCTAAGGGAGGGGCTTCGGCCTCTCCCGAGGGATAAACACAAGGAGACTTGAAGATGAATGCACAGGTTCGAAAGATGATGGACGCATGTCCGTCGTACATGGTGGCGGAGTGGGCACTGCCTGCTCTAATCAACGGTGACTACACGGGTATCATTCCCATGGATGCCCCTGAGAGTTGTGGCGAGGTCGCCATGGTCGCCCAGTTTGATGATGAAGTAGTACATGGTCGATCCATAATCGTCGACGAAGAAGAAGACGGTACAATTACCCCTGTCTTCTGCAAAGATGAGATCACAGGCACCTATGCCGAATGTGTTCGTATCTGGCTTGTCTAGTAACCCTAAGGGGTGCCCATCGGTGCCCCAGCAACACCTACCTAGCAAAAGGAACCCCCATCATGAAAATGATCTTTCTCAAGTCCTCAGAAAACGCCAAGACAGGGGACATCATGCAATCATACTCCTCAAAGAGCTCGTGTCCCAACAGGTGCCCCTTTAAGGGCTCTGGATGCTACGCAGAGGGCCTAAGAACGGTCAAGACATGGGAGAGGGCAGACGATGAGTCCGACAAGCGTTTCGTGTCGTCTCAAGATGGTCTGACTCTCGCCCTTCTTGGGGGTGTCCTTGAGCACATCAAGGAGCATGAAAACGAATTGCTGTTCCGTCATAACATAGCGGGAGATCTTGCGGTAAGGAATACCAACAACTTCAATATCCATGAATTCCTTGATATTGCTAATGCGATCATTCGTGCGAATGCTATCTACTTAGGGGGTTTCGGTAAAGTAGTCAAGGGGTTCACGTACACTCATTGTGAGTTGACAGAAGGGGATAAGTACGTAATCAACAGTATGAAGAATGTCATAACTGTCAATGTGTCTACGGATTCCCCTAAGGAAGCCTTAGAGGCCAAGGCAAGGGGCTTCAATGTAGCCATGACTAGTGTCAACCCTTGGGAAGACATTAAGCTCCTGAAAGTGTCATACGGTCTCACTGCTGTCCAGTGCCCCGCACAGACACGAGAAGGCATCACCTGCAAGGGATGTAGATTGTGTGCAAAGGATAGGGAGGCAATAGTTGTCTTTGGTATCCATGGTGCCCACAAGGGCAAAGCTCGAAAGGCTATCCAAATCCATCAAGCTAAGCTCTAGTAACAGCTAGATCTCTAGTAACAGCTAGATCTCTAGCAACCGCTAGATCTCTAGCAACCGCTAGATCTCTAGCAACCGCTAGATCTCTAGCAACCACGACAAACAACTAAAAGAATGCCCCTAGGAAATCCATAGAAAGCCCTAGGGGCGTCCATAGGAGATAACATGTATACTCGTACCACCACCATCATCGAACGCTCTGACGTAGCCTCTATTCTCTTCTATCGCTGGAAGGATGGGGCGTATGCAGTCACCTTTACGGACTGCGAGTCTATCTACACTTTCACCGGTAAATATTCAGGGGGTGAGGATGTAGAGGGAAAGCTCTACAAATTCAAGAAAGGGGGCTCTATGGATCTCATCGGACAGGCATCCATGCACGGCTCCGTTATGAATGCGATTCTGTCCATGTGGAATAACCATATTAAGGAAATTGAAAAGAATGCTTAATCTTAAAGAATACCTGATTGTGTTCATTGGAATTGCAATCATTCTGGGAATCTTTCCCTTGTTTGTCCTTATTTGCAAACTCATGGGAATCTATTACTAAAGGAGGTATAAATGGAAAAAATTAATGATGGAAATCCTGAAACCAGTACCCATTATATGGGAGCTGTCCAGCCTATTGAATTGATGCTTAATGCGTTAACTCGTGAGGAATTCATTGGATTCCTAAAGGGCAATATGATTAAATATGCGTTTCGTGCGGGTCGCAAAGCTGGGGAATCAGCAGAGAAAGACAGAAACAAATACCTGACATATGCCGAATGGTTGCGTACTTTCGAGGCGTTCGGTATCATCTATGTAAATGATGATTGTGTCGAGAAAGGTAAAATCAATGGTTAGAGGAGACACAAGGATTTAATAAAATCCATACTCCTAGAGAGAGTGTAAAAGGGGCTATAGACTCCTAAGTTTCAGAGCAGATGTTGGCTTGAGTTAAGATGGAAACCTAAGGAAACCACAGGAGTCTATAGTTTAACTATGGGTAATATCCTACATTATCACCTATATAACCCTATATAAAAGAATATAACAGAGTATAAAAGATCTATAGATATAACTAGAGGTGACCCCTATGTCTTATGATAAATTGAATAGTTTTAGAATTGATGGTGAAAATGAATACGATGAACTTTGTCTTAAATACGGCAAAGCCCGTGTAGACAGGGAAATCGAATTAGAACTTGAAAGCAAAGAAAATGCGTTCAATGCTTTCATGTCTAAGCGTAGCAAGGCCATTGAAAGCGGTACCCTCGGCAATATGGGTGCAAGTCGTGTCTTGATCAGCGAAGCAATCCCTGTCATGACTAAGGCCCTTGACAAGTGGTTTAAGGAAGTGGATACAGGTAAGCCCGGTAAGCGTCATGTGATGGCATCCCTCGTCAGGTCTCTGTCGTCCGAAGAAATCGCGTTCATTTCCATTAGAACCATCATTGAAAATTCCCTTGGAATCGTGTCTTTAACCAAATTGTCCTCTGCAATTGGTGAAGCTATTGAGGATGAACTTCGATTCAAGATGGTAGTGAGCACCATGGATAAGAAGGAGCTCAGTTGCTTTAATGCAGGGCTTGATAAGCGTATTTCCATGCTGTTCAAAAAGCGCTATGTTGAAAACAGAGAAAAAATCCTTGCAGACGAAAAGAGACTCAAGAGATGGAACAAGTGGGGTAACGCTAATAGAGTTCAGGTAGGTCTTAAGTTGGTAGACATTTTCATCGTGTCTACCGGTCTAGGCGCCCTTGAGAAAACCATGAGTGACAACAAAAACGTACATTACATTTTCTGTCTTGACCCTGATGTGTTGACGTATTTGGAGCACGAGGACAAGGAGACTGCTAGTCTCATGTTCCAAAATAGGCCCATGGTAATCCCGCCTAAGCCGTGGACTACCCCTTTTGATGGTGGTTACCTTATCAACCTCAAGAAACCTATCCAGCTCGTTAGAATGCCCTCTATGGAGTGTGCACAGCTCTACGATGAGGTTGACATGCCTAACGTGTACAAAGCTGTCAATGCCATCCAGTCTACGGCTTGGCGAATCAACCGTAGGGTGCTCGACGTGGCCAATTCGGTGTGCTCGTGGGCTCACATTCCTGATGGCCTTGGGATGCCCTCTGCGACCCCTGCAGAGCCTCCTATGAGGCCTGCAGAGGCAGACACTAACGAGGAGGTACAACGTGATTGGCGTAGTGCTATGGTGCACTACTATCAGGACGACAATAAGCGTAAGAGCAAGCGTTACCTTGTCAATGGTGTCCTCGCACTGGCAAACACCTACAAGGACGACATGGAAATCTATTTCCCCCACAACCTTGACTTCCGTGGCCGTGTCTACCCCTTGACTCAGTTGAGTCCTCAGGGCAATGACTTTACTAAAGCTCTCCTTGAGTTTGCTGAAGGGGTGCCTCTGGGCGAGAATGGACACACGTGGCTGGCCTTTCAGGGTGCAAACTGCTACGGCCTTGACAAGAAACCCTTTGAAGAGCGTATTGCATGGGTCTATAGCAACACCGAAATGATTCTGTCGATTGCCAAGGATCCCTTGCAGGATCTCCGATGGACTGAGACGGATTCCCCTTGGGAATTCCTTGCGTTCTGCTTTGAATGGGCGGACTATCTGGATAAGGGCGACTCGTATGTGTCTCACCTCCCGATTGCCTTCGATGGCTCCTGCTCTGGCTTACAGCATTTCTCTGCGATGCTTCGGGATGAAGTCGGTGGAGAAGCTGTCAACCTCATGCCTGACGACAAGGTGCACGACATCTATGGCATCGTTGCTACCAAGGTCACTGAGTTGCTTAAAAAGGACTATGACAATGGTACCGATGACACCATGGCTAAAACTGAAGACGGTGACGATTACCTTAAGAAGGGCACCCGTAGCATGGCCACGGAATGGCTCAAGCATGGCGTAACCCGCAAGGTGACTAAGCGAAGCACCATGACCCTTTGCTATGGCTCTAGTAAATTTGGCTTTGCTGAGCAGGTGTTGGAAGATACTATTTACCCCGCTCTTGCAAAGAATCCCACGGCATTCAGTCGTCCTAGCCAGTCCGCTAGGTACATGGCTGGACTGATTTGGGAAGCCCTGCAGGGTGTCGTTGTGAAAGCTGTGGAGGCTATGGGTTGGCTACAGGTTGCAAGTGGTCTCCTCGCTCAGGACAAGGACATTAACGGCCAATCCCTGCCTACCTATTGGGTTACCCCTGCTGGATTCCCTGTAAAACAGAAATACAACAAGGTTGTGCTCAAGCAACTCAGGACGTTCACTACTGGGACTATTCGAGTCAAGGAGCCGTTCAAGGAAGATAGTCAGATCGAGGAAGGTGCCTCTATCAACCCCGTGGTGTACGAAAGCACCCCCGATATTGACACTCGAAAGCAGAGGCAGGGCATTGCACCCAACTATGTCCATAGCATGGATGCGTCCCACTTGATGCTTACGGTGTGCTCTTGTGTCGACAAGGGGGTTAAGTCCTTTGCGATGATTCATGACTCCTACGGGGCACCTGCGGGGCATGGTGACATCATGTTTACGACTGTTAGGGAAGTGTTTGTAGATACCTACAGCAACAATGATGTTCTGCAGGATCTTCATGACCACATTGAAAACCTTTTGTCTCCTAAGATGGTCGACAAGCTCCCTAAGATTCCCGCAAAGGGAAATCTTGATCTTGAGCGAGTCAAGGAGTCCATGTACGCCTTTAGCTAACCCTAACTAATAAAATCAATACTCCTAGGGAGAGTAACCAAGTCTCCCTAGGTTAAACAGCTAGCTCGCTAGCAACAAACAAGGAAGTAATTAAATGTCTATCAACAACAATCGTTTCACTACCCCCAAGGGTCTCGCACAGTATCCCGCTCTCAAGACCCCGGATACTAAGTTCAATCCGGATGGCGACTACAAGGTCAATCTTGTCATGGAAGATGATGAGAAGACTAACGCCCTCGTGTCTAAGCTCGAAGCAATCCTTGAGGATTTCTATGAGAATGACGACAACGTCAAGCAGGCCATTGCAAAGGGCCGCAAGGTGGTGACTCAGGATATCTATGAAAAGGATGAAGAAGGCCGCATTGTGATGAAGTTCAAGCAGAAGGCGGTCATTACGAAGAAGGATGGTTCCAAGATTACCGTCAAGATCCGCCAGTTTGACTCTAAGGGTAAGCCCCTTGATGTCAACATCGGTCGAGACAGTGTCATCAAGGTGTGCTTCAGTGCCAACCCGTATTACATGCCCTCTACGCGTACCTGTGGGCTTTCCCTGCGACTTCTCGCAGTTCAGGTTATCTCTCTGAATGAGTTCGGTGATTCCTCTGCGTCCTCTTATGGCTTTGAAGAAGAAGAAGAAGGCTATACCGGCGAGGAGCATTCGGATTCCTATAAGAGCTTTGAAGATGTTGACGATGACGTTCCCGGAGATTTCTAAATGATTAAGTTTACTTTCGGTTCTAATCTGCGTAACGGGCTCGGCCTCCTCCTTACTGACGAAGGTCTTGAAAAGGCTCTTAATGCCGCAATTGAGCATTACAACTGGTACGTTGAAAAAGAAGGTAGGGCACCAAGTGACTTCTATTGCTCCGTGTCTGGTGCTAACCCGAGTTACTTCAGGGCCAACACCGCCTTCTATGACGCTAAGTTCATCTATGAAGTGATGCCCTACTCGTTCACGTTCAGTGTCAAGTGTGAGGATCTTATCTTTGAAGACGCAGAAGGTGTCGAGTACGATAAGCCTTACAGCCTTGATGAATTCTTTAGCAAGGATCTTAGCGGTGTTGAGGGTGCCTGTGTCCTTGTCATGTTTAAGGGTGATTATGAAGCCTCAGAGTGCTTCTGTCGTCCCGACCTCCTTGTTGGTCAGATTCTGAGTTATCAGGACGATGACTACTTCATTCGTGTAAATGGTCATAGTAGTGTATATGACATCCATAGCAATGAGTTTTCTGAAGAATGTAAGGTTATGCTCCCCTCTCGTAGCAACCTGCTTAAGGAGCATGAAGAGGAATAAACGCAAAGCATTTAAAGGAATAAATGACTACCCGTAGTGCGGCCTATAGCAAAAAGAGGATGCACAACAGGGGAACTTACCGAAGTGGCCTTGAGGAGAAAGTTTCGGACTCCCTCAGGGCCTTCGGCATTGAGCCTCATTATGAGGAGAAGTATCTGGAGTATATTGTGCCCGAAAGTAAGCACAAATATACTCCTGACTTCGTCTTGCCTAATGGGATTCTCATAGAAACTAAAGGTGTATGGGATTCTGAAGATAGGAAGAAACATATTTTAATTAAGGCTCAACACCCCGAGTTGGACATTCGCTTTGTCTTTAGTAGATCCAAAACTCCTATTTACAAAGGAAGTAAAACAACTTACGCTTCCTTTTGTGAAAAGAATGGGATCAAGTATTCAGACAAAACAATCCCCCTTGAATGGATTAAAGAGGATCCCAAGGTAATCCCTGATGGGATCCTTATTAATAAAGGTTAATTAAAATATGGTTTCTTTCAAGGCTCCGACGATTGAGGAGCATAAATCTTTTGTCTCCTATAAGAATAGAGAGACTACTAAATATCTTGTCGTTCACTGCTCTGCCACTCAGAATGTGCCTTCTTTTACGTGGAAAACCATTGATCAGATGCACAGACAGCAGGGGTGGTTGGGTATTGGTTACCACTTTGTAATTCGTACTGACGGCACCATCCAGAGAGGTAGGCCCCTAGAGGCCATCGGTTCCCACGTAAAGGGTTACAACAACTGCTCCGTTGGTATCTGCCTCATTGGTGGTGTGGATTCTAAGGGCAAGTCCGTAGACAACTTTACAGAGGAGCAGAAGGAGTCTCTTAAGTGTCTGCTGGACTATCTCAGAGGTTACTATAAAGATGAAGTCGTTGTCCTTGGTCACAGAGATTTTGCAGGCGTCAACAAAGACTGTCCTTGTTTTGATGTTAAGGGATGGTATAAGGGCGCTAAGTTTGCTCGGTATGAAGATACTGAGGCATTCTGGAGTAAGGTAGTCTTCTCTAAGGGTGTCTTTAAGGACTTTAATGGAGACCCTGAAGAAGGGGATGTTGTCCGCATTGAATAAAATCAATACTCCTAGGGAGAGAGTATGCAGTACGTGAAATCTCTTATGGTTATTCTTGCGTTCATTCTTGGACTGGCTCTAGGTGAATCTATTGAGGAAAAAAGAAATCAAGAGATTCTCCTAGAGGAGCAACGGACTCACTTAACGGAACTAAAGACTCTACAGGAAAGAAAGGATGCAACGATTAACTTACTTCTTAAAGACATGGCTACCGCTGATGCTGTGCAATCTGCTATTGATAAGCGGGTTAACAGCCTGCAGTACAACATCAACGCAGGAAACAAAGCCATCATGCAACATACCGATAGAGCTTATGCAGAGTCAATCATCCAGTGTAGAAACCTACTGTCAGAAGGTGCAGAACTACACGGAGAAGGTGTTAAGATACTCAGAGACACCAATAGACGACTTGAAGCAATAATCAACATTCACAAAGCACAAAACTCTCCTTAGCTCAGTGGACACGAGCATATGCCTTCTAAGCATACGGTCACAGGTTCGAATCCTGTAGGAGAGACCAAATACGCCGTTTGATTGTACTCCTCTCACTATAAGAGAAGTGAGGAAGTCCTACGGCCCTTAAGAGTGTCAGGTCGCAACTGACTAGGATGTCTACCGAAATAGATCCGAATGGGGGCAACGGTTACCCCAACAGGCCCTAGTGGTGAAATGGTATACACAACTGACTTAGGATCAGTGGAGAAGCAAGGCTCGTGAGGGTTCGATTCCCTCCTAGGGCACCACATTTTATTTTTTAAAAGAGAGGCTATTATGCAGACTCAGAAGGAACTTGATCGAATAGAATCTGATTGGGAAGCTCGTTGGGAAGACGAGTATCAGGAATATCTTGAGTCCCTTAATGAGGAAGATGACGACTATGATGAGGATGAAGATGACTACTAAAGTTGGGGAAAGTGAAGCCCTTTGCATCTGCCATCAGGATAATCTCTATACGTTCGTCCTTAGGTATCCTAGGATGATCCATAGTGAATTCATGACTCATCGTTGTCTCACTGCAGATACGGTGTTGACTTTCGATCTCCCTAGTGGTAGCAAAGGCAGTAAGTGCAAAGCCTCTCCAATGACTCTTGGGGATTTTTGGGATAAGTGGGAAAATGGTAGTTCCCCCCATGCTACTCGATGGGGTGGAGTCCGTCGATATGACATGAAAGGTCGTTTGAAAAAGATGAGGCTTCGTTCTGTGGATGAGTCTACGATGGAAGTTACTCACACGACCATTACTGATTGTTGGAAGGTTGGGGTTAAGCCTGTGTACAAGATTACAGCAGGAGACTTCTCTGTCACTTGCACCGCAGACCACCTAATTCTTACTGATAGTGGTTGGAAGGAGTTGCAAGACATTGCTGTAGGTAGAGATAAGGTGTACTGTAATACCCGTAAGAAGTATACAGAACCTCGTTTTGACATTGATAATGTGGTAGCTCTTTGTAATGAGTGCCATAAGATCAGGCACAGCCGACAAGGTTGGCAAGGTGCTAGTCAGTGCAACCTCATGGCTGTGGAAGTTGATTCGATTGAATACGTTGGTGAAGAAGAGGTTTTCGATATTTCGGTTTCCTCTGATTATCATAACTTCTTGGCAAACGGTATTACGGTTCATAATTGCTTCAGTCGCAATGCTAGTAGCTCTCGTGCTATCCCTGTGAATAAGGTTATTGAACAGGTTGATAGCAAGCCTGTAGTCCCGACTAAGGTCTACATGAATAAAGCTGGTATGGTAGGGGATGTAGAGGCTCCTATTGATGTAGCTACAGACTTCTATAATCTTTGGCTTGACGCGGCCCGTAACGCCGTGGAAACGGCCAAGTGTATGGAAAAGCTCGGTATCCATAAGCAACACATTAACCGAATCCTTGAGCCCTTCCAGTACATTAACGTGATTGTGACTGCTACTGATTGGGATAACTTCCTTAATCTTAGGCTTGCCAGTGATGCACAGCCTGAGATGCAGGATCTTGCAAGGGCTATTAAGGGTGAGATGGACAAGGTAGGCAATAAGATCATTAGTGTCTACCGTATTTGTGGGAAGTACGTTAGTCTTCCTTTTATCACCCAAGAGGAAGTCGACAGTCATTGCATGAACTCGTTTAGTTCCTCTGAAGTCCTCATTGAGGATCTCATGCTGATCTCCTCTGCACGCTGTGCTAGAGTGTCTTATAACAACCATGACGGCTCTTGTCCTGACGAACACAAGGACAAGAAGTTGGCACGAAGACTTCTCGATGCAGGTCATATGTCACCCATGGAGCACCCCTGTATTTGGGCAGGAGACATGCGGTACCATAAAAACCTGTTCGGTTGGAAGAGCCTTCGTTGTAAACTCGGTCGATAAAAGATGAATAAAGAGAGTACATTCCTTTATCATGAACCTTGTCCTAAGTGTGGCTCCTCTGACGCCTGTGGCGTCTTTAGTGATGGCCATAGGTTTTGTTATTCTTGTAATACTTATTTTAGACCTGATGGGTCTGTGAAGAGTGAGAGGGTTAGAGTGTCTAAGGATTGTATTCCTCTCGGAGAACTTGAAGAGGTTTCCCTTACTAAGCGTTGTATTAGTAAAGATACTTGTTCTAAATTCAAGTATTTTTCTACCGTTTACAAAGGGAAGCCTTGCCAAGTAGCGTGCTACTACGACGATTCGGGGAACCTTGTGGGGCAGAAGCTCAGGTTCCCCGATAAGTCCTTTGCTGTCCTTGGGAGTATCTCTAATAGGCTTTATGGTTCCCAATTGTGGGCTAGTGGCAAGAAGATCGTCATCACTGAAGGTGAGATTGATTGTCTTACTGTGAGCCAACTTCAGGGTAACAAGTGGCCTGTTGTGAGTATCCCTAATGGGGCACAAGGGGCAAAGAAGGCTATTGAGGCCAACCTTGAGTATTTAGGAAATTTCGAAGAAGTCATCCTGATGTTTGACATGGATGATCCGGGTAGAAAAGCAAGTGAAGAGTGTGCAAAGATACTGCCTGCAGGTAAGGCATATATTGCTAATCTTCCTTGTAAGGATCCTAATGAATGCCTTAGTGAAGGCAAGGGTCCTGAGGTTCTTCAAGCTGTATGGAATGCCAAGCCATATAGACCCGACGGAATCGTTTCAGGTGCAGACCTCTATGAGAAGTGCGTTACCGATATTGATGACCTGAAGGACTCTGTTGAGTACCCTTGGGTTGCACTTCAGAACAAAACTAAAGGAGCTAGACATGGTGAACTGTATGTCTTCACAAGTGGAAGTGGTATGGGCAAGTCCACAATTCTCAGAGAACTCGAATACTACTTTGGCGTTCACAGGGGAGAACTATGCGGAATTGTTGCTCTTGAAGAGTCTACTCGCAAAACTGGGATGGAACTCATGTCAATTCATCTTAGCAAGCGACTCATACTCAATCCTGAATGTGCAGATGAAGACGAGCGAAGCCGCGCTTTTTCGGAGACTATTGGAAACGGAAACTTCTTCCTGTACGACCACTTTGGGTCTCTTGATTCAGGTAATCTGCTTAGCAAACTTAGGTATATGATTGTGTCCCTAGGATGCAAGCGTATCTTCCTTGACCATATCTCCATTGTGGTCTCTGGCATGGATGCCGATGAGGATGGTGGTGAGCGTAAAGCTATTGACAAGCTCATGACAAACCTTCGTTCACTTGTGGAAGAGACTGGAGCCACCATGTTCGTAGTGTCTCACCTTAAGCGTCCTGAGAAGAAGGGACACGAAGAGGGGGCACAGGTATCCCTTAGTCAACTTAGAGGGTCTGGAGCTATTGCACAGCTCTCTGACATGGTGATTGGTCTTGAGAGAAACCAACAGGGTGATAATCCTAATGTATTGACTCTTAGGGTCTTGAAGAATCGCTTTTGCGGCCTTACTGGTGTCAGTGGGTACCTTGAGTATAACCCTGAAACAGGGAGACTCAAGGATTGCCCACAGGGGTCTGAAGATTGCCCCTTTGAATCTGAGTTTTAACAAAGCTATTTAAGAAATAAGCAAAGCTATTTAAGGAATAGAAAATGCTGACAATTAAAGACAAATATATTGTATTCGATATTGAAACTGATGGGTTGCTTGATACGACCAAGAGGTTTTGGTGTGGTTGGTTGTACGACTCCTATACTGATTTGTACACTGGCTACACTGATCTTGATGAGTTCTTTGATGCCCTGAATGAGTATGGTACTAGCGGGTACAACATCGTCGGTCACAATATCTGCAAATTTGACATCCCTGCTCTTAAGAAGCTCAAGGGTGAGAGGTTTGAGTTTGATGTTCGAGATGTCTGTATTGACACTCTTGTGCTTGCTCGTCTGATCTATTCGAACATCAAGGACACTGACGTTGGCCTTATGCGTTCTGGAAAGCTCCCTAAGGCTCTCTATGGTTCCCACAGCCTGAAGGCTTATGGTTACCGTATGGGTGAACTGAAGGGCACCTATGGCGAACATGAGGACGCATGGGACAAGTTCACTCATGAGATGTATGAGTACAACAAGCAGGACGTTGTGGTTACCCTTAAGCTCTTCAATAAGCTGATGGCTAAGGGGTATCCCCTGAAGGCTATCCAACTTGAGCATGACATTGCTTGGGTGATGGCTAAGCAAGAACGCAATGGGTTTGTCTTTGATAAAGACCAAGCAGTCAAACTCTATTCCGAATTGTCAGGTAAGCGACAGGTTCTTTATGAGAACCTTGTTTCAAAAGGTGGGTCTTGGACTGTCTATAAGGGAGACAAGATCTACAAGCGAGATAACGCTAAGCGTGGCATTAAGGCAGGTGTCCCTTATCCTCAGTATGAAGAGGTTACCTTTAACCCCAATAGTCGCCAACACATTGCAAAGGTTCTCATGGATCGAGGCTGGGAGCCTACCGAAATGACTCCTACGGGTGCCCCTAAGGTTGACGAAGAGACTCTGAAGACTGCTAAGGGTATTGACATTACTGAGGACATCTTGGAGTATTTGCTTATTAACAAGCGTATTGCACAGCTTGCTGAAGGTGACAATGCGTGGCTAAAGTTGATGAAGAAGGATCCTGATGGTTACACTCGCATTCACGGTTCTGTTAATCCTAATGGGGCTGTCACTGGTCGTGCAACTCATGCTTATCCTAATGTTGCACAGGTACCTGCAGGTAGATCTCCTTATGGGGAGGAATGTAGGTCTCTTTTTAGAGTCCCTACTGGATGGTATGAGGCGGGCATCGACGCTTCAGGTCTTGAGCTTAGGTGCTTTGCTCATTTTCTATACCCTTATGACCATGGGGAATACGTAAATGAGATCTTGAATGGTGACATTCATACTCATAATCAGAAGATGGCAGGGTTGCCTACAAGAGATCAAGCGAAGACTATGATCTACTGCATGATGTACGGGGGTGGCGACGGTAAGCTCGGAGAAGTCATCAACGGCACTGCAAAGGACGGTAAGGCTCTTAAGGAGAGGTTCTTTAATGCAGTACCTGCCTATAAGGAACTCTGTTCAGATATTGAAAGGACTCTCATCACATCCTCTGAATGGGTCGAAGGTGTCAATAAGGTAACTTGGAGGAAACGTACTCACCCTGATAACAGTAATCTTAGTATTACTCACAGTATTCTTGGGCTTGATCGTCGCGTTGTTTATGTGCGAAGCCCTCACTCGGCTCTGAATACCCTGTTGCAATCTGCAGGTGCCCTTATCTGCAAGAAATGGGTATGCCTTGTTGAGGAGAATATGCGTAAAGCTGGGTACAAGCACGGTTGGGACGGTGATTTTGCCATGATGGCATGGGTGCATAAACTACATTGTGCACATTAAAGTAGGTTAATTCGGGGAAACCCCACGTGGGCAATCCCGAGCTAAACATTGGAGGAACTATGCGTGGTAAACCTATGGTCTTGATTCAGGATCAAAACGGTTGCATAGTCTCCACATCACATAGACTGAATCATGATGGTTATCTAAGGATTAGAGATTACAGGTATAAGGGTAAAGGTAGAAAGCCCTTGATTATGGCTCACAGACTCGTATGGGAAGAAGCTAAAGGCGAAGTCCCTGAAGGCTATGAGATTCATCACAAGTGTCATAATCGTGCCTGTTGTAACCTTAGTCATCTTGAGCTAGTTAAGATCGTCGATCATAAAGTCGAACATAACTCCACTAGATATGCTGATAGAAAGGCTAAAGCTAAGGAGTATTGGAAACTTTATAAGTGTACCGGTACTAAACTAGGAGAAGTCTTTGGTGTCTCGTTTTCCTCTGCTTGTAAGTGGATTCGAGAATGGAAGTGTAGAGACTAGGTATATACCGTAGGGGCTAGGGGTGAGATTCCCCTAGTCTCGAAATGCCTACTACAGCTAATACCAATAGGCTGTAAAGAGATAGTCCGACACCCGTAGCAATATGGGAAACGGTAAGGATGAGGTTCAGGTTGCCTGTCGTACAAAGGAAATCGCAGAGGACTGCGTAAGGATTGCACAGGAATCCATGAGGCAGACTCAGAAGTTCTTTAATTTTAACTGTCAGTTGGACACCGAAGGTAAGATTGGTACCAACTGGTTCGATTGTCACTAAGGAGTGGTTATGATTCGTAGACCTATGACCGTAGAAGAGATTGAAAAGGTTCTTAAAAAGCATGAACCTAAGGAGGTAATGGCTTTGTGTAAGAACCCCAAAAAGAGTGTTGTTGACATTAAGTGGCTCTATAAGACGGATCCTGTTTTTGGGACTGCAGGTGGTGCCGAAGTTCGATTGAATGGCAAACTGCTTTTTATGCACATTCCAAATCCCTGTAAACTCTATGAAGACTGGACTGACAAAGAAATCTTTTATGAGATTCTTGAACGTCTTGGTTATGAAGTTGATTGGGAAGAAGAGAGTGTTTACTGTGAGGGACCTCAGAAAGAAAATGAATAAGTATCTTAGTTTTCTTAAGTATATTGACCAGAACAATCCGAAATTTCAGGCGGACTTCTGTCGTGAGAATGCAAAGCTGATTGCCGAGGCGGCCTCTAGGGGCCACATTACTTGCCTTAATTACTATAGCGAGGTCACTAATTATTGGAAGCTCACTTGTAAGGCATATGCTATTCTTAAGGCTTGTGAATAATGAGATATGCTTTTGTAGACGGTGATATTATAGCCTTTAAGGCATCCTCTGCTGTCCAGAAGGATATCGACTGGGGTGATGGCCTTTGGACTTGTCATGCCGAAGTAGATGACGCATGGGATTACTTTACCGACATGCTTATTGCTATTGATGAGAAACTGGCTAAGCATTTTATTGGTGAAGAGCTTACCTATGTATTCTGTTTCTCCGATGAGGATAACTTTAGGAAATCCTACAATCCTGACTATAAGTCCAATAGGAGATCTAATCGTAAACCTTGTTGCTACAAGGGTCTTGTAGACAAGATTAAAGAAACCTACATTTCTCATATAGTCAAGTATCTTGAAGCTGATGATGTTGTGGGTATCTACTGCACTAGTCCTGTCTATAAAGATATTTGTGTCGCAGTGTCTATGGACAAGGATTTCAAGACAATCCCCGGTTACTTCTATGATTTCGGTAATGATGTCTTGCACAACATCACTGAGAAGGACTCCAAGAAATGGCTGTGCTACCAGACCCTAGTAGGGGACGTTACAGACGGCTATAAGGGGTGTCCCACTTATGGCCCTGTGAAAGCCAATAAGCTCCTTAATGGGCACCCTGATTCTGAATGGTGGCCTGAGGTTTTGAAGGCCTTCAAGTCTCAGGGTCTTACTGAAGAGGATGCCATTAGAGAGGCAACAATGGCTAGAATCTTGCACTATGAAGATTACCCTTTAAGTGAATCTGAGGGTCTACCTAAGAAGTACAACCCCTTTTAATCAATACTAATACCCCTAGGGCTATTTTTAATTAAATCAATAGTCCTAGGTAGGAGGAAGACATGAACAAAGAAGTAGAAGAAAACAACGTTGTTGAGGAAGAAGAGTTTCCTTATGTTCCTAAGGATCTCATTGAGAAACTTGAGGATGTCTTTGACATTCGAAAGATGATTTGGTATGAAAAGAGTAATGAGACTCTTCTAGGCATTCAACAGGTTGTTACCTACCTTAGACATAAACACGATAAACAGAATGGAGATAATTAATGGGTGGACTCTTTAGTAAACCTAAGGTTCCCGACGTTAAGGTTCAGGCTCCTGCCATTGAGCAACCTGTGCTCGAACCTGAGGCTCCTGAAATGGGTGCTGAAGAAACTGCAGAACACAAGAAGAACAAGGGCAAGAAGGCTCTGAGGATTGATTATGTGGGTTCTGGAAGAGGGACTAACGTCCCTAAGTAACGTATCTAGGATTGGTGTCTTACAACCCAGTGATGGAGACATCCTAGAGCAGATCATCGACAAGGGTGCAAAGATCATCAAAGATGACCCTGCCTCCCTCCCTTTCATTAAGAAATATGCTGACGTAAAGGTAGTGCGTAAGTTTCTTAAGGGTGTCATTAGTGGTGAATTTGAAGACTTCATCATCCTTGTTTTCTATAACAAAGAAAATGCTCTCTCGGGTGCATCCCTAGTGTCTAGGGGGAGACCTTGGTATGCACCTGAGGGAGTAACTTTTCTAAATGAAGAGTGTTCTGTAGCTTTCCAAAAGGGTTTGGGTTTGTCTAGAGCAATGGCTTATGTGCTTGAAAAGAGAGCAGGTATTGACGTAAAACTCCTAGCCTTCTCTAATGCTAATACGCTCAACAACAAGATGTTGGAAAATACTTTTGAGAAACACTTGGGTTACTCTTCATACAAAACTTTTTACAAGGAAATTTAATAATGGGATTTGGTTCCATTAAGAAGGCTTTTAAGAAGGTTGCCAAGATCTCTACCTTCGGTGCTTACCAAGGTGGTGGCGGTGCCCCTGAGGCACCTACGCCTGCTCCTGAGCTTGAGCTTACGAACCCTGAGGGTGAAGCTGAGAAGAAGGAAGAAACCGAAAAGGTCCAGCTCCGTAAGGGCAAGAAGGGACTTAGAATCAAGAAGGCGGGGAATGCTGAGGTGTCTGCAGGTGCAGGCCGTAACCTTGTCTAAGATGGAGGGTTATGATGGTTGGTAATCAATCATTGAATGATGGATGGGACGGTTGGAATGGCAACTAGTGAACATACCGCAGGTAATATCCCTCTTGAAGGAGCTAAGACGACCTATGACAAACTCACGACAGACAGAGACCCATACACTCAGAGAGCAGAAAAGTGTGCGACCTACACGATCCCTATGCTCTTTCCTAAGGAGTCTGATGATGGTGGTACTAACTATTCCACTCCTTACAATTCTGTGGGTGCTAGGGGTCTTAATAATCTTGCCTCTAAACTTCTTCTTTCTCTGTTGCCTCCTAATCAACCTTTCTTTAGACTGGGGTTGGACTCGGAGTCTACGGTAGCTCTTAATGAGTCTGCTGATGACCAGTTGAAGGACAATATCGAATACGGTTTGTCCATGATGGAACAGCAGATGATTAAGTATATGGAGTCTCAGTCTCTTAGACCGACTCTGTTTGAAGCTATTAAGCAACTTATCATTGCAGGCAATGCGCTTCTGTTCCTGCCTCCTGCTGAAGGTGGCATGAGGTGCTATACTCTTCGTGAGTACACTGTTCAGAGAGACACTATTGGCAATGTCCTTCAGATTGTTGCTAAGGACACTGTTTCCCGTGGTAGTCTTCCTGATTCAATGCAGTCTGTTCTCCCAGATTCTGGTGAACCGACTATCAACGAAAAGGTCGACATCTATACTCACATTTACCGAGTAGCTAGTGGCGACACCTATCAGTGGGAATCCTATCAGGAGATTGAAGGTGAGCCTGTCGCAGGTAGTGAGCAGACTTATCCTGCAAACAAGAGTCCTTGGATTCCTCTTAGATTCAACAAGAAGGACGGTGAGCACTACGGTAGATCCTTTGTTGAGGATTACCTAGGCGACCTTGTCTCTCTTGAGAACCTTTCTAAGAGCATTGTGGATATCTCTATGATTGCCTCTAAGGTTCTCTACCTCGTGTCTCCTTCTTGTCAGACCAACATCAGGGCTTTGGCTAAGGCGGCGAACGGTGCTTTTGTTAGGGGTCGTATGGAGGACGTTGTTCCCATGCAACTTAATAAGAGCATGGATATGCAGACGGTACTCACTACTGCTCAACAGATTGAGTCTCGTTTGTCTTATGCGTTCCTCTTGAACTCTGCAGTCCAGAGCGGTGCTATGGGTAGAGACAGAGTTACCGCAGAAGAGATTAGGTACGTTGCGGGTGAGCTAGAGGATACCCTAGGTGGTGTCTATTCTCTCCTGTCTCAGGAGCTACAGCTTCCTCTTGTTGCTTGTATCTACAATCAGATGCAATCTCAGGGTTTGCTCCCTGTTGTTGACGAGAGTATTGCAGAGATTGAACCTACCATCATCACGGGTATTGATGCCCTTGGTCGAGGGCAGGATCTTAATAATCTAGCTCAGGCTTTGCAGTTGATGCAACAGTTCCCTGAGTTTATGCAGGCTCTTAATGTCGGCAATCTTGCTACTAGGATCTTTGCGGCGGCTCATATTGACGCTACGGGTCTAGTTAAGACTCCTGAAGAACTTCAGGCAGAACAACAGGCCGCTATGGAACAATACGCCCAGCAACAGGGTATTGACGCAGGTGCACAGAAGGCTGTCAATGAAGCACAGCTAGGACACTAGCACAGCAGGCACCTGAATAACTAAAGGATAACTAATGACTGACTTTAATGAACCTCAGTCTCTCACTGAGGAGGCTGAAGCACAGGGTATCGAGATCATTGAGTCTTCTACGACTCAGATTGAGGTTGACCCTGATATTGGAGACCCCCTTCTTCAGAACGAAAAGTCGGGGGAAGAACATAATGAAGAACAAGCTAATGGAACTGAAGGTCACGCTGATGATGTGACTGTTCATGATCGAAATGAAGATCAAGAGAATCTTCAGGAAGAAGTAGACAAGCACGAAAAGGCTATTGATGCCGTGAAGACCTCCCTTAAGGAAAAGGGTGTTGACTTCAATAAGGCTGTCCGAGAATATCAGGAGTATGGTAAGCTCTCTGATGAAACTGTTGCTGAACTTGAGAAGGCGGGTTATCCTTCTGAGGTTATCGAGGGTTTCATTGAGAGTCGAAAGGCTCTTGAATCTCGCTTCACTGAAGCTGTTTATGATTCCGTAGGGGGCACTAAGGAGTACAATCGTATTGTCGATTGGGCATCCAAGAATCTCCCTCAGAAGACGATTGACTCCTTTAACAGAGCAATCGACAACAATAATCTGGAAGCTGTCTCCCTCATGCTTGAAGGCATGAAGTCTAAGATGACTTCCAAGATGGGTACCGCTAATAAGTCTATTCATGGCGGTACGGCCACTCCTGTGAATCGTCCTAAGGGGTTTGCAAACAAATCTGAAGTGATCGAGGCTATGAGTGATAAGCGCTATGGCAGGGATCCTGAATACACCCGACAGGTCGAACAGAGAATGTGGGCCACTAGCGTCTAATTTTATCTAAAACAACAAATCTTATATATTTCAAAAGGAAAATAATTAAAAATGGCTGCTCTTGCTACTACTGGTATTTCTAATCCTGGTCAGGCTCTCTCTGCGGGCGATCGTGATGCACTCTTTATGAAGGTCTTCACGGGTGAAGTTCTGACTGCTTTCTCCCGCACCTCCGTTATGATGTCTCGTCATCAGGTTCGAACGATCTCGCATGGTAAGAGTGCCTCGTTCGCTGTGATGGGTCGTACCCGTGCTAAGTATCTTGCTCCGGGTAACTCCCTTGATGACCAGCGTAAGAAGATGGAACACAATGAACGTATCATTGCTATCGACGGTCTCCTTACGGCTGACTGCCTTATCACGGATATCGACGATGCGATGAACCATTATGACGTTCGAGTCGAGTATTCCCGCCAGCTCGGCGAAGCTCTCGCTATGGGTGCTGACTGCGCTATTATCAATGAACTTGCCAATGAGGCCGCTAAGGACGCTACGTTCAAGGACGGTAATATTCCCGACAATGGTACGGGCGCTGACAAGGTTCTCGGTACGGGTAAGGCTTTTGAGTTCGTTACTGGCCTTGCTATCTCTCAGGAAGCTGAGTATGGCAATAAGATCCTTGAGGGTCTCCTTGCGGCTCGTGCTCAGATGACGAAGAACTACGTCCCGCAGGGTGACCGCTATTGCCTTCTGACGCCTGAAGGCTACTCTGCTGTGATGAAGGCTCTCATGCCCGATGCCGCTAACTACCATGCTCTCTTTGACCCGAACACGGGCAAGCTCCAGACGATTTGCGGTTTTGAAGTCATTGAAGTTCCGCACCTCCTGAATGAGGGTGTTGATGGTAAGCATGCTCTTAATGCCAAGATCAAGACTGCGGGTCTTCAGGGTATCGTGTTCCACCGCTCCGCTGTTGGTACGGTTAAGCTGAAGGATCTTGCTATGGAACGTGCTCGCCGTGCCGAATATCAGGCTGACCAGATCATTGCCAAGATGGCGATGGGCCACGGTGGTCTTCGTCCTGAAGCCGTTGGTATCTTTGTTCAGGCCATTCAGGAAGAATAATAGATGACCATTGAAGAAGTAAAGAAGGCTTACGAGACTACTTACTTCTGTCAGGTGCACAAGTGGGGGTACCAGCTTACCCCCGAGGAGGCTCAGAAACTGGGTCTCCTTAGTGCAACTGCAAAGCCTGTTAAGCCTCGAAGAACCGTCGAAAAGAATAACAACAAGGAAGAATAATGATTGTCACTCCTAGCACTGAACTTGATGCAGTGAATGAAATTTTGTCATCCGTAGGCTCTAGTCCTGTTAATTCTCTTGAGGATGATGCTAATGTGGATGTTCTGAATGCTGTAAGAATCCTTAAGGCTGTCAGTCAAGAGATCCAGTCTAGGGGGTACAGCTTTAACACTCTCACCAGTGTTACCTTGAAGCCTGACTCTTTTACTAACAAAGTTGCTTACGGTAGAGACTTCCTTAGGGCTGTCTCTACTAGCTATAAGTTCGTAAGCAGAGAAGGCTATTTTTATGATCTTGATTCAGGGGCTCTAGAGTTCCCTGAAGGCATTACTCTGGATGAACTTGTCAAGGAGCTTCCTTTTGAGGAGCTTCCTCAGGTCTTCAGAAAGTATATTACTGTTAGAGCCAGTAGAGTCTTTCAGATGAGGTACCTTACCTCTGCTGATATTGATGCACATCTTCAATTGGAAGAGAGTGCGGCTTATGCAGACATTGTAGACTATGAACTTACGGATGGTAATTACAACATCCTCAATGATGACCAGTTCATTAGCCAACAGACTCAGAGGAGCTAAACATGCCTCTAGTATCTCAAAGCATCCATTCATTCAAAGGTGGTGTCTCTCAACAACCTGACATCATCAGATTCCCCGATCAGGTAACTGAGCTTATCAACGGGTTCCCTAATGAAGTTGAGGGTCTCCAAAAGAGACCTCCGACTCTTGCAGTCAAGCATTTGTCCGACCGTGTTGATGCTACAAAGAAGAAGTATCATGTAATCAATAGAGACGAACAGGAAAAGTACATTCTCCAGATGGGGTCTGGGGAATATCAAATCTTTGATCTTAATGGTGAGCCTAAAACATGCACGTTTGAAGATGATGAGTCAAAACAGTACATTACCACTAGTGATCCTAAGGGCAAACTAAAGGCAGTTACTGTTGCTGACTACACCTTTGTCTTGAACACTGAGAAGGAGGTAGACGCTGTAGAAGGTGAGTCCCCAGCGGGTAAAAAGGATACTGCTCTGGTGTACATCAAGAATGCCCAGTATGCTAAGACTTACGCCATTTATGTCGAAGGTAAGTATATGTGCGGCGTCATTACCCCTGACGGTGGTGAAGCTAAGCAAGCTATTCAGACTACTACTGCATTTATTGCAAGAGCACTGTATGCCCTTCTTAAAACCGGTAAGAGACCTGACGGAGGTGGCCCTGACGTTGGTGGTACCTATGATGCCCTTTTGAATCAGGTGGGAGGTAGAGCTAATATGGGTTACTCTAGGTCTAGTGAAAGCATGAGCTCCTATAACGTAGACCTAGTTGGCGACTCTGTTATTACGATTCAGTCTAAGTCTGGGGGGGATCCTCCTAATGTCCTCGTTAAGGACGGCTTTGGTAACCAGAACGCTATTGCCTACACTGGTAAGGTTACGGCTGTTAATAAGCTCCCTCCGATTGCACCTGAGGATTACATCATGCAGGTGTCTGGAGAAAAGAATTCCGAAGATGACGACTTCTATGTAAAGTGGGACGACAAGCATAAGGTGTGGAAGGAAACTGTAGCACCTAGGATTCCCATTAAGATCAACCCTAAGAATATGCCTCATGCTATTGTTAGGCAGGAGGATGGAAGTTTTCTTCTTAAGAAGCTCCCGTGGGTTGATAGAGGTGCGGGTAATGAAGACACTAACCCTGATCCTTCGTTTATTGGTAGGAAGATCAATGACATCTTCTTCTACCGTAATCGCCTAGGGGTAATCTCGGATGAGTCTATTATCCTTAGTGCAACCAACGACTTCTTTAATTTCTGGTTTAAGTCCTCTGCGGCTATTGCAGACACTGACCCTATTGATGTCTCGGTTTCCTCTAATAAGGTTGCCATTCTGACTCATGCTGTGCCCTTTGCAAGAGAGCTTATGTTGTTCTCCCGTGAAGGTCAGTTTGTATTGTCTAGTGATGGTGTCCTGACCCCTAAGAGTGTCAAGTGTGACCAGATCACTAACTTTGACTATGATACGAATATTCAACCTATCTCTATTGGCCCTTCGATCTTCTTTGTGAATGATCGAGTAAACTACTGTTCTGTGATGCGCTACTACTCCTTGCAGGACGTGGCTGACCTTAAGGATGCTGAAGACGTAGCCGCACATGTGCCTACGTACATTCCTAAGGGCATCACTAGACTCTCTGGGAACACCACGGAGAACGTAGTTACGGCTATCTCTTCTACTACCCCTAATATCGTATACTGTTATAAATTTATTCTTGTTAATGCCACTAGTGAACAACAGGCATGGTTCAAGTGGGAATTTGCAAACAAGAATTCTGAGGTTCTTCTAGCGGAGTTTGTTGACTCAGAGATTTATCTTCTTATTAACTCTCCGAATGGTCTGTATCTAGAGAAAGCATTGTTGACAGGTAATGCTGTTGACTTCTCTGATGAGCCTACTAGGCTCTTTATGGATCGTAAGAAGAAGTATGTAATTCCTCAGTCCAATAAGTACAGTGACTATGAGGATTATACTGAGGTGTCTCTTATGGATATCTACGATGCTATCCCATCCACTAAGGATCATAAGTATTTCATTGTCACTAAAGACGGTTCCGTTACTGAGGTTACTGACTGGGATTCCAATGGTGTCTTTAGGCTCCAAGGGGACATGAGGGGTGTCGAGGTGTTTGTGGGTCTTACCTACAAATTCTGTGTGACTCTCTCTAAGCAGTCCATTAAGAGGAATACGGATACTGGAGATGTTATCTCTGAGATTGAAGGTAGGCTACAGCTTAGATACTTCTGGTTGAACTATAGTAAGTCTGGTGTATTTGAATGCAAGGTTGATAACGACCTTAAGAAAAAGCACTTTAAGTATAGGTTTACTGGTAGGAACCTTGGTGAATCTCCGACTATCTTGGGGGCAAACAAGGTTTACACGGGTAAGTTTAAGTTCCCAATTCAAGACAATAATGATGAAGTAGTCATTACTGTCTGCTCCGACAATGTCCAACCTATTAACCTGATTTCAGGTGGTTGGGAAGGTCTTTACATTAGAAGGAATAGTAGCGTATGAAGTTGAAACCCTTAACTCCTGAGCAGAATAACATGCTTTGTGACATCGCAATTCATGCTATGGAGAGTTGTGTCTGTAATGAAGTTGAGATCCCCATTGAACACTTTGTTTATGAAGGGGTGTATTACAGAACCTGTTTTATCCCTAAGGATGTAGCTATCATTGGAGCTTTCATCCAGATCCCTACTACTGTAATTGTTAGTGGGGATTGTTATGTTACCCTAGGGAATACTGTAGGGAGGCTTAAGGGTTACAACGTCATTCAGGCTGAGAGTGGTCGTAGGCAAGCCTTTAGGGCACTTGAAGACACGCACATTACGATGTGCTTTAGGACTGATAAGGTTGACCTAAGGGAATGTGAGAAAGAGTTTACTCCAGAGTGGATGCTATTAACAACTAATAGAAAGGAATTGATTAAAGAATGAGTGGTGTCGTAATCGGTGTTGGTGCCGCTGTTGGTGCAGTAGTTGGCGGTGGTAGTACATTGTACAGTGCTTCAAAGACTAATCGAAATCAGATTAAGGCTTTTAAGAAGCAGATGTATTACATGCAACTTAATTACAACTACAATCAAGCCGCTCTGAATAGACAAGAGCGATCCCTTTATGACTCTGCTGTAGGCAACCTTTTCAACCTGTCGGTGAACGCTTTCCAAAATCAATCACAAGTTGAGGCGGCTCAGGCTGAATCGGGTTTGGAAGGCAGGACTCAAGATAAACTTGGGCAGGTTATTAGAGGCACGAATCTTAGACAGCAGACTACTCTAAAGGAATCTTATGAGGTTGATGTGTGGAACGTTAGGTCTCAAAAGGAGACTCTCTACATTGAGACTAAGAACGCTGTAGAGCAGGCTAGAGATAACCTATCTAATAGCTTTATTAAGGGCTCTAAACTGTATGCACAGCTCTTCCAAGGTGTTACTACGGGTGCCGCTTTGGGTGCCGCTACTGCAGGTATTGGTAGTGCCGTTGGTGGTGCACTTGGTGGTGCCGCTTCTTCAGCCGCGGCATCTACTGCTACGGGTGCTTCTGCAGGCATCGGTGGTGCAGGGGCTGTTAGCACCTCTCTAGGTTCTGGCTTCCTGTCTTCTTACGGTGTTGCGGCTAATAGCGTAGTTGCTGGCGGTGCTACTACTGCCGCTTCTACGGGCCTGTCCTCAGGGGCACTGGCAGGTGCCCTTGCCTCTACTGGTATGAGCGGAGCGTCCTCTAGTGCGTCTATTGCATCCAATACTGGTGGTAACATTCTTGGTAACGTAATGGCTAATTACCAACAGTATAAGCCCTATGTTGACTTCATTCAACAGTGGTCTAATTATTATAATTCTAATGTACTACCTAGAGAACGAGGAGGTTACTTTTACTAATGGCTTATAAGAATAGTGCAGGGGCTTCCTCTGCTAAGCAAGAGTTCTACAATTGGAGCTATTTTAGTCAGGGCATGGCTAAGCTAGGGGAGGCTAAGGGTGTTCAGGTTAACATTAAGGATCGCCTTAAGCCTCCTCAGGAAGAAGTTGATTGGCTGTCTACTGTTGCGGAAGGTTTTAAAAAGATTGGTACTGTAGCGGACGCCTATAAGGAAAAGGCTTTTAAGCAAGCTGATGAGTATCTGCGTACTCACTCACTTGAGGAATACCAGAATGATGTTAAGAACAACAACATTCCCTTCCAGTATGACCCTGTCTCAATGTCTAGACTTAAGTACCAACATGGTAAGTTGGCTTTTAGTCTTGCAGAACAGGATTTCCAAGATAGAGTAAACAGAAACGAGTTTAACGGAAAGTCCCCTGAAGAAGTCGACGCAGAGTATTTCAAGCATGTTCGTAAGGCCATGGAGGATGTTAGAGACTCCTTTGGGTACGACATTAATGAAGACTCTTGGTTCTCTAAGGGTTTCTATGCGGATAGTCCTGAAAGTAGACAGAAGATTCTGTTGCAGAACATCCAGTCTAACAACAAGTGGTCTGTGGAACAGGCTAAGCTTGTTGATTTGGCGGATGTTAGGGGTGCTGTTAATGACCTCTCTAAGGATGCAAACTACGTTGTAGGCACTATCCTCGATGTCTTTGATGGTGAAAAGAACCCCAAACTAGCCCACTATTCCCCTGCAGATAAAGCAACTATGGTCTCTGGACTTCTTGAGGACATTGCAGGTAGAGAGGATGGTGTCTATATCCTACAGCAGTTGGAGAACTGGAAGCCTTACTTTCTTGATGGTAAGAGCTCTGTAAAGGATATGGTAGGTGCTGTTGCTTGGGACAAAGCTCTCAAAACTGCGAGCAATGCCGCATGGAAGGCTGATGCTGAAGCTTGGACTTATCAGGCTCTTAAGGTTGACAATTGGGTAGCTAATGGCGATACAGGTTCTATCGAGCAGGAGCTTGCTCTTGCACAGGACAGGGCAGGCGGTGTTGTAAGTGCTGAAGTAGAGTACCTTACTAGATCACTACAAAGTGCTAGGGATCAACAGAGAGCCTTGATTGCTAAGAACACAGCTAACTCAATTGATGCTCTTAAGGAAGAAGGTAGATCCCTCAATGCGAATTACTATATTGAGTCCATGCTTAGGGGTCTTCCGACTAATCCTGAGAATGTCGTAGGGACTACTAAAGAGCATATTGATAGAGAGTTCATGTTTGCTGTTCAGGATGGGAGAATCACTGAAAATGACATCCTAGAGATGGCTTGTAATCCGACTGGTGGTTATAACCCTGCTTCTAGCTATCTCAGTAAGGTAGGTAACAATGTTGTTAGGGCTATTAAGGCTGACATTCTATCCCTTGAGAACTCTAATGCCGCTAGTATTGAAAAGCCTGCTTATCTTGATAAGATGTATAGCTTTTATGTGTCTAACCCTAAGCAGTTTGCTACAGCTTTTGGTGGTATGGGATCCTATGATATGGACGTTCTCCTTGCAATGATGAATGCAAACCAACTTGGAATGACCTATAACCAATGTGTGAGTGCCCTCAAGCAACAGAAGAAGCTAGGCGAAACTAGGGAAGGTCGACAGGAGCAACAGAGGATCTACGACAATCTAGCCAAGGATGCTAAGGGAGATTTGTACTCTCAAAGCTACATGGTTAACAGGACTTATGCTTACATGAATGTTGGCATGTCTAGAAGGGACGCTATGGATAGATCCAGAGAGGATCTTGACAAAGAAACTATTTCTATTGATGACTCTAGGGTACCCTCAAAGCTCTTCATGATTAAAGGTGTCAGACCTGAGGCTACTAGGGATTGGTTTGAGGAAGAAGTAACCAATAAAATCAAAACCCTTAAGAAGGACGCAAAAGAAGGTGTCATTAAAGGGTACAACCCTATGACGGATTCTTTTGAAGTTGTTGACGCAGACACTAGGTCTCTACTGGCTAGATGGGATAGAAAGAGTATTCATGAGGGCTTTATGAAGTATATTGATGAACAATCTAGAACTAAGGTTGAGCCTCTTGGTGTTGTTGATAAGCTAGTCAGAAAGATTGTCCATAACGTCAAGGGTTATACAGAATACCTTAATAAGGAGGACTAATGCCTATCTTTCCCGACGCTTCTCCAGAAGATATTGGGTGGAAAACCGTTAACCCCGGTCTTTATTTTACAGATAAGTTTGTCGTCGCTAGAGGTCTCACAGGTTCTGAAGAAAAGGAATACGAAGAAGCACATAAGAAGCCAAAGCCTGAAGTTGGTTTTGTAGGAGGTCTTACTAATGAGTGGGGTTCCGTAGAGCTTAGAAAGGCTTACGGGTATGAGGAAGGTCTTGCTCAAAATACCTATGTCCCAACTGATGAAGAGCGTTGGGATGCTCTTAAGCAACTTGGCTATAATCTAGATAGATATAGAGCAGTCCTCAAGGGTGCATCCTCCAGTGAGGACTTTAAGAGTAACCTCGAAGTAATTAAAAGTGTACAGGAGTATAGAGATGCTCAGGGACAAGCAGGCCTTTGGAACAATCTTGTATCTAGCACTGGTGCTATGTTTGGCGATCCTCTTACCGCACTGCCTGTTTTTGGCTCTAGTAGCGCTATTGGTAGGATTGGATACGGCGCCGTAATGGGTGTTGCATCTGGACAGCTCAATAACTATTCCTCTGGTGACGACAACGATGCTCTTATGGATATGGCCACAGGCATGGCCTTTGGTGCATCCATTGAGGGAATCGCTAGAGCAACTAAGTTTAAGGATGATGCTACTAAGCTAGGGGATGCGTCTAGGCGTGCCAGAATGTACTCTGAAAAGATTGCCTCAGGTGCCAAGGACGTCTTTAAGAAGACTGGCATTCCTGAGGCTATTGAGAAGACACAGATTCATAAGGCATTCAATAGTGCTCTTAAGAACCTTGAGGGGAAACTCCCTACAATTACTGTTCAAGGCGCCATTGATAAAGTAAAAACTGAGACTAGTGCGGGTAAAGCTGTCAGGAAGATTTGGGACTCCCTAGGTAAGACTGAGAGAGGCGATAGAACTACTTTCAAGCAATTCAATAATGCTGAGACTACTCGCACCGCTGAGGAAGCTAGAGACTTCTATAGAAAGAATGGTGAGCGAGATGTAGACATCGTAGCAGACGACATCCTCAAACTCCTTGATTCGACCAGAATGGATCGTGACGATCTTGATGAAATGATTCGTAGACGAAGAGACGGTTATACAACCGATCTTGACGGTAATGAATTGTTTGAAGAGATCATTGAGCGAATGGGTGCATTCTACGGTAAGTGGGGTGACATGGCTCAATCTAGGGGTATGATTGGTGAGACGGATGCTATGAGGAAACTTAAGGCAACTGGTGACATCGAATATGGTAAGCCCCTTGCTAGATCCGCTGTGTCTAATGATAAGTTCGAAAGCCACTGGCTTAGCAAGAACAAGGTGTCTGACTTCCTCAACACCTTTACAGGCTCCTATGGGGAGAAAGTAAATAAAGCACGGGCACGTGTCTACAAGCTACTCCTTAGAACTCTTGAGGATCCTGAGTACACTAAGCTCCTTAGGGCTAGATATGAAGAAGAACTGGCGGCTAAGGCTAAGGATACTCCTGCCAAGGACACTAAGGTTAAGGTGTCCACCGATCAGGAGGATTTTACTGCTTGGGTTAAAAAGAAGGCTTGGGACGATTCCTTGGGCTATGTGGATCAATCAGAGGCCATCAAAAAGGGTCTTATGAATGACCCTAAGGGTGAAGGCATGCCCCACAACTACCAACACGAACGAACCCCTTGGAAATTCACTATTAAGGATAATGATGGGTTCTCTATTAATAGGCTTCAGACAAACATTGTAGAAACCATGAACGGATACAATATGCGTATATCTGGTGACATGGGCCTCAATGACGCCTTTGGTGTTAAGAGCTTCAAGGAGTTCTCAGACATCATGGATAAGCAACTAGGGGAGTACCTTAAGGAGACCTCTGTTGACGAGCGAGATCTTCAGGCTAAGGCTTTTAGGGCTTACCTATCGGACTACTATGGTAGATCAGGTATGGATAATGAAGATGCTTCTTCTTGGGGTAGTGCAGCTGCTGATGCTCTTAGGCACTTTACATTCTTTACTCATAATGCCTTTATGGGTGCCCTTAATCACTTTGAGATTGCTGAGGGTATTAAAGAGTTTGGTGCTTCGTTCTTCTTTAAGTCTATTCCGGGTATGCCTGACAAGATCAAGGATTGGTCTAAAGGTGGCATGACTAAGCAGGAAAGGGATGAGTTTCGAGACATGGCCTTCGGTAAGGAGGTTAGAGTAAGAGGATCTTGGACTGAGATCTACGATAGAAACCTAGATAGGTTTGGTGATGATAAGTATAAGGCTAGATTGGTTGCGGGTACTCAATGGCTAGCTACTAATTCCCCTTTTACTAAGTATCTCAATAAGTCCCAAGATACCATTGTGTCTACAGCTCAGGATATCTTTATTGGACAATTTGCTAGACATGCTCATGGTATGAAAGGAAAGGTTGCCTTCCTAGATGGTAAGACCCTTAATAGGCTCAATATCAATACTAAGGACTTTGCTGATTTCACTAAGGCTTTTAAGGAGGCTACTGAGATCGACAAATTTGGTAGGATCAGAGTAAAGCCTGATGTATACGACTCGATTATTGCAAACGATGTAAAGAGCATGACCATCATGCGTAGACTGGGTGACTATGTTGCCTCTGAGGTTATCCAGAGACAGAGTCTAACTGATGCTTATATGTGGAGAGGCTCTAAGAATTCCCCAACTCTTGGATTGCTTACTCAGTTTAAGAGCTTTGCTATTAGATCTTATAACAAGAGATTGGCTAAGAGTGCACTTAGGTTTGAAGAGGGGGATGCCGCAGGTCAAGCTATGACTTGGCTTGTTTCGGGTGCCCTTGGTACTTTGTCTACTCTTGGTCAGACCTTTGCTACTGCTTCGGGTATGAATGATGAACAGAGGGAGAAGTATTATGAACGAGTGTTCGGTGTCTCTGATTTAAGCGATTCAGATTGGACTACTATCCTGAATGTTGGCATTAACGGTATGAGTAGGTCTAGTATTCTAGCTATGCCTGCTATGCTTGCTTCTCTTGCAGGGTTTAATACTGGCATTAAGTCCACTGCCGATCAAGGCTATATCCTAGATGAAGAGGCTGAGCACTTGAATTTCAACAGCTCGCTTGCAAACATTCCTGCGGCTCAAACTATTACAGGTATCTATAATCTTCAGGCGGACACTAGAAACCTGTTTAATGCAGGAGTCCTAAATGAAGATGATTATACAGAAGGTGATAGAGAGAGATATGCAAAGTCTTTCGGCAGAAGTTTGAAAGCTGTCACTCCGAATGCACCCTTTATTCAGCAATCTTTGATTAACTACATTACAGATCAAGAAGATAATTAACTAAATGGCTTCTACTATTGCTAACTATAAGGGCAATGGGTCTACTACAGACTTCAGTGTGCCCTTTGATTATCTAGCAAAGAAGTTTGTGAAGGTCATCGTAGACTCCCGAGAGAAACTTGGGGGTGACTACGGTGACACCACTAAAGACTACTTCTTTGTAGATAAGACTACCATTAGATTCAATACTGCTCCCGCTAGTGGTACTGAAATCATTATTCGCAGATATACGTCTGCTACTGACCGTATCGTGTCCTTTAAGGACGCTTCGGTTCTCAAGGCTAAAGACCTTGATGTGTCTGCCATTCAGACTATTCATATTGCTGAAGAAGGCAGAGATGCCATCAATGACGCCATTATTGGTGACAAAGAGGGCAATTGGGATGCTAGGGGACACCGTATCACCAACGTAGGGACTCCTATTGAGGACAACGATGCTGTTACCCTTAAGCACTACAAAGAAGATGTAGAAGGTGTCTATCAGGCTAGGCTAAATGCGGAGAAAGCTAGAGATGCCGCTAAGGTCTCAGAGGCTAACGCTAAGACTTCTGAGATTAGCGCTTCCGATAGTGCTCTTTTAGCTAAGGATTGGGCAATCAAGCTAGGTGATACTGTCGATGGTTCTGAGTACTCGTCTAAGTACTACGCAAATATCTCATCTAGTAGTGCTAAGGTAGCAAGTGATGCAGAGACTCAGGCTAAGGAAGCAGAGAAAAATGCTACGGCTCAGGCGGCAGATGCTAAGAGTAGTGCTCAATCGGCTCAAAATAGTGCTTCTAGCGCATCTACGAGTGCAGGTAATGCTAAGGTATCTGAAGACAATGCAAAAGCCTCTGAGCTGGCTGCTAAGGACTCTGAGAACGCCTCTAAGGCTTCAGAGATTAAATCTACGCAAGAGGCTGATAGAGCTGAGAGTGAAGCTGATAGAGCTGAGAGTGAAGCTAATAGAGCTAAGGTTTATGCAGGGCAAGCTTTCGCAGGTCAGATTCAGGCAGATTGGAGTCAGACAGATAGCACTCAGAAAGACTACATCAAGAATAAGCCAACGATTCCGACAAAAACGTCTCAGCTTACTAATGACTCGGGGTTCTTGATAAGCAGTGACATCAAGCCAATGATTCCGACAAAAACGTCTCAGCTTACTAATGACTCGGGGTTCTTGATAAGCAGTGACATCAAGCCGACGCTTCCGATGGGGCACTTGTTCGCGTGGCCGTACCAGACGCCTCCTGACGGCGCGATCCAGTGCGACGGCGCGACCTACAACCGTTCGCTTTACAAGGACTTCTTCGCCTATGCGACCTCAAAGGGTTGGGTAAAGACTGAAGCGGAATGGCAGAGTATTGCGTCCGCTAACGGCGGTTATTGTCCATACTACTCGAACGGTGACGACTCTACGTATTTTAGAACGCCTAGGTTCGCACCTTTCATGCAGGTTGCTATCGAGAGTAAAAATGTCGGCACGTACCATCGGGCAGGGCTTCCTGAAATAGAGGGAACAATTAGTGCACAGTCTAGTTCTGGTTCTAAAAATGAAAATACCGGTGGATTTTACACGATAACAACGGGGAAAGTTGGCGCAAATTCGTCAGGCGGGAGGGATTACGCAATTAAAGTAGGATTTAAAGCCTCCGGCTCGAACGCTATCTACGGTTGCTCAACTACCGTCCAACCCGAATCCAACGAATGGATGATTTGCGTCGTCGTGGCGGGGCAGGCGACGAACCTCGGTTCTGTGGACATGGCCGATGTTTTGACGACCGTTGCGCAGGTGCAGGCGGACATTTCGCAGGTGCAAGATGACGTTGATGCGCTCCCACGGCCGAATGCTTACGTCGCTCAAACGTGGAAAAGCGGGACAGAGTGGCATCGCGTATGGTCTGATGGATGGATTGAGCAAGGTGGTCGCGGTACAGGCAGTACATGTACTTTTAGTAAACCATTTTCAAATGAAAACTATACTTTTAATGTACAACCTTCTAGCGGGTATACGAGCCATCCAGACAGGGTTGCGGCATACGAGAATAGGCCTAGTAGAACGACAACGGGGAATAGAATCTCGAGGTACGAGGGCGGTGATCAGGGATGGGATTGGCGTGCTAGTGGCTATTGAAAGGAGGGAAGAACATGAATTTTGAAATCGGACAAATTTTCGAGGGCGAATACCCACCGGAAGCCGCGGTGTGGTGTAACGAGAACAACGCCTACATCGAAGAGCTTGATCCCGTCACCAAAGAAGTGACGGAGAAAAACGAAATCGGCGAAGAGGTAACGCAGACGAAAACCCTGCGGCGGTTTCAGATTAAAGCTATTCCTGAGGTATCTCTTGCCGAACTTAAGATAGCAAAGGATGAGGCTGTTAAATCAGCTTACTTGAACTATCGCAATAATGAAGCTACTGTTCCCTCATCCCTAGGCTTCACTGCTGATGCGAACACTAGGGCATGGACGGATGTGGTGGGTCTTGTTACTAAGGCTCAATCTGCCCCTGAGGGTGAGAAGGTCACTTTTAGAGCCACAGACAATACCTTCCATGAGATTACTAGAGAACAACTAGGAACGCTTCTTCTAGAAATTATTGCTACTGGTGAAGACTCTTATGCTCAAAAATGGGCTATGAATAAGGCTATTGAAGCGGCTACTACTAAAGCTGAGTTAGACGCTATTGATACTACCTTTAAGTCTCCTACAGCACCTATAGCGGTTGATACGCTAGATCAGGTCGCTCTTATGAGTAACCTATCTTCAGGAGAAGGGCGGGGTATTCACGTAGAGACTATTGGAAATCAAGCCTACGACAATGTCACAAGCATCCTGTTCCGTTCTCCATACATCCATCTTGATGACTATCATGATGGTGATGTAGCAGTAGACCTGATCTTGCCTACTCGTGGAATCAGCTATTACGCCTGTATGGATGAACCTCTTGAAGTTGTTCCTAAAGAGTCAGGTGCATTGTTCTTTGATGATGAATTGACTCATGGTGGAGCTTATCTTGAAGTAGATCGTATCCATAAGGCATACGGTATTCAGGAAACTGATGACAAAGACCCGAATATTACAGGTGGTAGCTCTTTCAATGTAGTGGCAGTAGTCGCTATGTCTGGTGTTGCCCCTTCAGACGGTAAGGTACGCCTTTGGATTCAAGCACTAGATCAGCTTCGTAAACCAAAGGGTATTCTAACCGATGAGAACGGTAATCCTATGGCTGTCGAAAAGCACTACAAGGCGGGTGATACGTTAGATCGTCTAGTCATTGACCACTTTGTAAATGCTAAAGCCCTGACCTATTTCCGTGTTATGGTTGACAATGGTTTCGATGATCCGTTGTTGCTTGAGGATAGAACTGAAGGTAATACCTGTCTGTTAATCCAAGAAAGTACCAAGAAGTCTCGTACCGGTGAGGGCGGCTTGCAATTCCAATTGGATTCGGGTATTGCTTTAAAGAGTACTCGACACTACTTTGGAACTGGTGTTATCACGACCTCTTGGCTCACACAGATGACTATTCCAATTGCTGATGGTACAGCAGGAGACGCATCTACAATGGCTGATGGTTGGGGCTTGAATGCCTTGAGTAACCTTAAGGCGGGTGTAGCTGATGGTAAGATTCAAATTCTATCCAATGGCACGGATATTGTTGACTTTGATTTCCATAAGATCATGTCTCCTGAAAAGACTGCTCTATTGAGAGGTAAAGCTCTTTCAGTATCCTTTGTAGGTGAGACACCTGATTGTGGCTTTGAAGTGGCCTTGATGAAGTGGGTGGGTGATGGTAAAGCTAATCCTAAGATTCTAGCTAGTAGAAACAACACCGTTCCTACGTTCTCTCAGGGATGGGTTAAGTCTGAATCCTTCTTTGTCTCAGAGAATGTACAAGGCTCCCAAACGATTATTAATAAATTCACAGTACCAACAGATGCAAAGCAATTCGCTGTCTGTATTTATCCCGTGGATGCTCAAACTCCATGTACGTTACGAATTAGCAAACTTCAGTGTGATGCTAAGACTCCGTTCACTACACATATTCATGCTCCTACGGGAGTTGTGGAGGATCGTTTGTTCTTCAAAGAGGGTATGCAACGCTTCATTCAAGATAATGATGGGTACTCTGCCCTGCGGTACACAGTGAACGATACATGGAGTAACTGCCCTGTAGGGTTCTCTAAGGATCAAGGAGATGTTACTTTGAATGATAAGGTTCAGGTAATCCCTGGATCAAGTGCTACAGGGGGTGAGGGTGCTCTAGTGTTCCCGAATGATGGTACTGCGGACATCTCAGTTACATTCCGTGTATTTAATGAGCAGAAGGATGAAAGTCTATTTACTGCTAAGCTCGTGAATGTTACTAATGCCGGAACTGTCACTGACATTAAGGCAGATGCTGTGTCTGTTAAGATCGCAGGGGGAAGTGTTGGAAGCATCGTTACTTTACGTGCTAAGGGAATCAATATAAAGGCTAAGGATATGATCGGTATTCAATTCAAGTCGGATAAGAAAGACGGTTGCTATCTCCAAAGTAACTCTCGATTGAATCCTTTGGTTGAAACAATCGTGAACTACAAGGAACTTACTAAATAATATATGGGGTTATCTAAAACTATTTTGCTTTAGATAACTCCTTAATAAATATAAAACTAGGAGTTATATGAACGTTACAAAGAAAGATGGTACCCATGAAGGCTGGGATTGGGACAAGATTGAAGTAGCTATTCATAAGGCCGCCCAGAGGGCTAACGCTACGTACTCTGAGTATGACATTGGTAAGATTAGGGGCTACATCGAGAGCATTGTCTACAGCAACTATGCTGAGGTGCCTACTGAAAAGCTACACGCTATTGTCATTGAAGCTCTTTGTAAGTACGCACCGAAGATCGGAGAGTCTTATAAGGAATTCAGGGACTATAAGAACACCTACGCTAAGGCTTTCGAAGCTGTTAAGAATGAGGCTGACACTGTTCTCCTTTTGGGAGACAAGGAAAACGCTAATTTCGATAGTTCCCTTGTGTCTACCAAAGGCTCCCTCATTAAGGGCTACCTGACTAAGCAACTGTACAAGCAGTTCTACCTTACTAAGGAAGAGAAAGAGGCTACTAAGGTCGGTAAGTATTACATCCATGACCTTCGAGATATGATCTTTGGTTCCATCAACTGTTGCCTCTTTGACATGGCCACTGTTCTTAAGGGTGGCTTTAGCATGTCCAATGTCACCTATACGGAGCCTACGAGTGTCCTTAGTGCCCTTCAGGTAATTGGTGACATTACCCTTGTAGCTACTGCACAGCAGTTCGGTGGATTCACTATCCCGCAGATTGACAAGACTCTCCTCCCGTATGCTAAGAAAACGTATGACCACGCGTTTAAGAAATACTTTGACCAGTGTAATATGGAGTTCGATGAAGCATGTGAAATGGCTATGCAAGAACTCAAGCGTGAGTTGGGGCAGGGCTTCCAGTCTCTTGAACTAAAGCTAAACACTGTTCCGTGTTCTCGTGGTGACTTTGCATTCACTACGCTTACGTTTGGTGAGTGGAGCAATGATCTCCCTGAGTATGACAAGGAGTTTCTTGAGGTGATTTGTGAGACTATCCTTGAGACCCGTATGAAGGGCCATGGGGGTAAACAAGTTGTGTTCCCTAAGCTCGTGTACCTCTACGATTGGGAACAACACGGCAGTGACGAGCATGTTAATGTGTTTGAGAAGGCTGTTGAATGCTCCAGTAAGTGCATGTACCCTGATTTTCTAGCTATTAACGCCCCTAATGGCACTGTGTCTGAAACCTACAGGGCGTCTAATAAGCAATGCGTGATTCATCCAATGGGTCGATAACTACTGCCCATTTAAAATACCATTAAACGGGGAAACTCTTAGCGGGTAAAGCCGAAGACAATCCCGTACTGACAACAATCTAATCGAATATTTCGAAGGATATTATGAAAGAAGTTTTTAAAGACATTATCGGCTGGGAAGATGCGTACTCTATCTCTAACATTGGTAGGGTGTGGTCTAAGCGAATGAAGCATTTCATTACCATCAGAACTAGCAATCACGGTTATCTTACCGCTGACCTCTTCACGAGAAGACAAGGTGTAGTCCGTCGTAAGAAGATCTACATTCATAGAGAGGTTGCTAAGCTGTTCGTTCCTAATCCCGATAACAAGGAGTGCGTAGATCACATTGATGGTGACAAGACTAATTCTGTGTACACCAATCTTCAATGGGTCACTAACTCTGAGAATGTCAAGAAGGGTTACCTTCAAAACAAAGAATACCGTAAGGGCAAGTTTACTAAGCAACGTGTGTACATTAACACCACTCCTAAGGTTTATTTCGAAAGCATGACTGACTGTGCTAAGAGCCTTGGGATCCCCAGAGAACGCGTGAAGACTGTTATGCGTTTCTTTGATGGTAAGCTCCCTGAGTTGGGTATTCAAATCTTTCGTTGTGAGTCTAACGACTAGCCAAGAAAGGCGTAAGGGACAAGTGTCTCTGAAATGTGGTACTAGACTATCCAATAGTCTAGATGATATAGTCTGAACTGTATGGAAACATACAGCTGTATAAACAGGTAATTAACTAACGATTAATTATGAACATTATGTGTAGAGCGTACCTCACTCCTTGGAAGGATCCTGAGACTAACGAGTATGTGTCCGTTGGTCGATGCAACATTGGTGCCGTGTCTCTCAACCTTCCGTTGATCTATAAGGCATCTAAGGGCGACTTCTGGAATGAACTTAGGGTGAACCTTGAACAGGTTCGAGGGTTCCTTAAGCGTCGCTATGAGATGCTCAAGCATGTCAAGGCTAGTACGAATCCTATGGCATTCTGTCAGGGAGGTTTCTATAAGGGCTTCCTTAATCCTGAAGATGAAGTTGGTGAGCTTACTAAGTACATGACCGCATCTTTTGGTATCTCTGCCTTGAATGAGTTTGCTATTCTCTTTACTGGCGGTAAGGATCTTCAGACTCCTGAGGGACAGAAGGCGGCTAAGGATGTCGTTAAGTTCATCTACGATGCAGTGCAGGAGTTTAAGAAGGAAGACGGCTATCTCTATGCACTCTATGGTACCCCTGCAGAGTCCCTTTGTGGCACTCAGATGACTCAGTACCATGAGTATTGTGCAAAGAATAACCTTAAGGATGAATTTGAGGGTAAGGAATACTTCACCAATTCCTTCCATATCCATGTGTCTGCTGACATTACTCCCTTTGAAAAGCAGGATCTTGAGTTTGAGCTTTTCCATCTTATTGAGGGAGGCCACATCCAGTATGTCCGTATTGACAACCCTGAGAATAAGCTGGCTCTCACGAGCACGATCCTTCGAGGTATGGCTCATGGGTTCTATCAGGGCGTGAACTTTGATGCGGCTTACTGTGAGGACTGTCATCAGCATAGCTTTAATGTGGGTAATACGTGCCCCTATTGTGGCTCTAGTAACCTGTCTATTATCTCCCGTGTCTGTGGTTATTTGGGATACTCTAACATCAACGGTAACTCCCGAATGAACGACGCAAAGATGGCAGAGATCAAAGATAGAAAGAGTATGTAAAAGAGGATAAAGAATAAAATGAAGAATACTATGGAAGCTCAACCCAAAGAGCTTATCGGAAATCTCCAGAAGGAACTTGATATTTGGCTCAATAGAACTAACCAGACTGCTCCTTATACTAGGCGTCTGAAACAGTTGTATCAGGCGTGCATCATTGAGGAGTTCAACGAATTTATCCAAGAGAATGCCGACACTCCTAACGACATGAAGGAGTTGTGCGATCTTATCTGGGTATGCGTGCAGTATGCCAATGTTTGCGGATACGACCTTGAAAAGGGTATGAACGAACTGGTGTCTGAATACTCCAGTAAGTTCTATGACAGTGAGGGTAACTATAATCCTCAGTTCAGAGAAGACGGTAAGCTCCTAAAGGGCACTGGGTTCAAGAAAGCTAACTTTGAGCAGTTCTTTGACGAATGAACCCACTTGATGAGGAATCTGGTAACCTAGCAGAGAACATAGCACAGGTAGCTCCTTCGTTGGCAGTATCCAGTGCTGTGATTCTCGGGTTACCCCTTAGTGATTGGGTGTACGTCATCACAATTATCTATACTTTTGTTGGTATCTGCACAATGATTAAAAAGCATTGGGTAGAACCTTGGTTAGAAAAGAGAAGAAAGGAAAAGAACAATGGACTATAAAGGACTTGAGAGCCTCCTAGGGAACATCCATGAGGAGATGCTCCAGAACATGCTTAATGACCTTAGGAACCCTGATAAGAGGTCTCCACAGCTCTACAATGCAATCATTAAGGAGCTTGAACGTAATGGTATTGACTGTGTCCCTAAGGCTGGGGACGGTGAGGAGAATGCACTCAGTAAGCTCCTGAAGGCTACTAGGGAGAACTTCGAGAATTCCTACAGAGGAGACATGAGTGTTAACTGAGAAAGAAGCTAAAGCTCTACTCCCTTACTATGAGAACTTCCCTCTGTTTTGTAATCTTGTTTGGAAGTCGATCGGTCTGCCTTCGTTGACGCCGATTCAGAATGACATTGCAAAACTCCTACAGAATCCCCAGAACGACCGTATGATCCTTATGGGTTTCCGCGGTGTAGCTAAGTCGTTCATTACTTGTGCATATGTGGTGTGGTGTCTTTGGAGAGACCCACAGCTGAAGATCATGGTGGTGTCTGCTAATAAGGAGCGTGCTGATGCAAACGCGACCTTTATTAAGAAGATCATCAACGAGCTTCCCTTCCTTAACTTTATGAAGGCTAGAGACGGGCAACGAGATACTCAGAACCTTTTCGACATTGGGCCGGCCAAACCCGATCATTCACCTTCGGTTAAGTCTGTGGGTATTAAGGGTCAGCTAACGGGTTCCCGTGCAGACATCATCGTCGCCGACGACGTGGAGACCCCGGGTAACTCCTTTACTCAGGTTCTTAGAGACCAACTGTTCGAACTCGTCAAAGAGCTTGACGCTGTCCTAAAGCCTGGTGCAGGTAAGAAGATCATCTATCTGGGTACCCCTCAGAACGAGATGAGCCTCTATAACGAGCTACAGGAGCGCGGATACACGGCTGTAATCTATCCCGCTAGGTACCCCTATGATGACTCTCATAGAGCCTCCTATGGCGATAGATTGGCCCCTATCATTGCTGACAAGTACGACAAGGATCCTAAGCATTGGGCAGGTAAACCTACAGACCCTCTTAGGTTCTCTGAAGATGATCTACAGAAGCGTGAACTATCCTATCGTAAGGCAGGCTTCGCTCTGCAGTTCATGCTCGATACGACCCTCTCAGACGCTGATAAATACCCTCTACGGCTTCGTGACCTGTTGGTTGGTATGTTCCCCTTAGACGAGGCTCCAATGAAGCTCACGTGGCTCCCTGAGCCCTCTAAAAGGGTTCCAGTTGATGAGTGTCCCACGATGGGCCTTAAGGGAGACTCTTACTTCTACTATCATGCCTCATCCAATGAGGTTGTACCTTATACACATAAGATCCTATGTGTTGACCCGTCTGGACGTGGTGAACTGTCTTGCCTCGTCCTTAAATAAAACCCTTAAATTCGGTGAACGTCTCTAAGAGATAATACCGAGCCAAGCCTAATTTAGGAAGGTGTAACGACTATTATGTACCGCTAAGTGTTAGTGGGAAACAGGGGTGAAAAAGATATAGTCTGGACTTATGGGCGACCATGAGAAAGTAATTAACAACTACTAAACATAAATATGAAAATCAACAACTTTAGAGCTAAAACCCGTTTGTACAAAGTGTACCACATCCATGAAAAAGGCAATAACGACCTCTCAAGTGGATATGTAGGCGTTACTAGAAGATCTTTGAGTTATAGACTCTCACAACACTTCTGCTCAAAGCGTCCTGTAGGAGAAATCCTTAGGAATCTTGGTAGAGAGAATGTTGAGATAACTCTTATTAAGATGCTCCCTAAAGCTGAGGCTCTTAACATGGAATATGTGTTGAGACCTGAGCTAAATATGGGTTGGAACCGCAGGGCAGGCGGTGATGTCGCTACCGTTAGATGCCCCGTGTGTGACAAGCCCATGCCTAAACGTAGAACGGGTACTGTATGTAGAGAGTGCTTTGATACTAGGTTTAAGAAGGGGGATACCCCTCATAACTACGGTACTGGTAAGCGTTATCTTATTACAGACCCCGATGGTAACACTTACACCCCAGAATCTCTTGTGGATTTCTGTAGGGAACATGATCTTACACCCCAGAACCTTCGTAAGGTTGCTAAGGGAACCCGTAAGCATCATAAAGGGTGGAAAGCTGTTGAAATTTCATAGAATCGAAAGACGAAACAGGTTATGCAGTCCTGTATTACCTTAATGGGTATATCTACGTTATGGAAGTAGGAGGTCTATTGGGGGGCTACTCTGATGTAGTCCTCAATAAGCTCGCTAAGGTAGCTAAGAAGTACAAAGTCAATGAAGTAGTCATTGAAGGTAACTGGGGCGACGGTATGTACCTTAAGCTCTTTGAGCCAGTCTTGAAGAAAACTTACCCTAACTGTGGATTAACTGAAGTTAAGTCTACGGGACAAAAAGAACTCCGAATCCTCGACACTCTTGAACCTGTAATCTCTAACCATAAGATGGTGGTCACGCCTGAGTGCATCAGGAATGACTACTCTACTGTACCTGAATCTGACTACAAATATGCTTGTTTCTACCAGCTCACTCGTATCACTGTTGATAGGGGTGCCCTTATTCATGATGACCGTCTCGATGCTCTGGCAATCGGAGTTAAATACCTTGTGGACTTCATGGGCGTAGATGCTGATGAAGGTATTAAAGAACTAACCGAAGAATGGCTAGAGGAGTCTATGGAGTCCCTGTATGGATTCTATACGTCCAATATCGGGGGTGTGATGGTTACTGAGGATAAACACAGCCATAAGGACACCTCTAAGGGTGTAGACAGATATAAGGATACAGGCTACACGTTCAATCGGTGATTCCTGAAATATGCTTTATTAGTATTGAACACTTGTTTAGTAAATAATAAAGACAATGTAATATAGAAAACAGGCTATTTCAGAATATAATCCATACTCCTAGGGGGGGCTAGGAAAGACATATATAGATATACATATAGGTCTTTTCTAGTCAACCTTTTTTGTTAGAATTAAAAGTATCAAAAGCAAAAGGTATCAGTGGTGATGGAATCTTAAGAAAGTCCTTAGGATACCTATAGACCCTTATGGGGATCCTTAGGATACCTATAGACCCTTATGGGAGTCCATAGACCCTTATGGGAGTCCATAGACCCTTATGGGGATCCTTAGGTGCCTATAGACCCTTATGGGGATCCTTAGGTGCCTATAGACCCTTATGGGGATCCTTAGGTGCCTATAGACCCTTATGGGGATCCTTAGGTGCCTATAGACCCTTATGGGAATGACCTCAATGAACAATACCAATAACACCAAAAATAAAGTATTCATCACCATCAAAATCATCATTATCATCATCCTCTTTATAATGTCTTTGATTAATGGGGATGTGTCTACTGTTGATGCTCTTCTACGTACTCTTGTGACTAGCTTGTAATTACTTCCAGTTCCCCCTTAGGTTCCCTCACTGCTAGGGTTCCTGAGGGGTTTTTATTTAAAGTTATCCACAGGTTATCCACAGCTAGCCTAGCTAGCACAGAGTTATCCACAGGTAACTAAGGGGATCATAAAAATTGACAAAATTTGTGAACCCATACTTAACGAGTTCACGTGCGTGGGTGCCCCCGTGGGGGTGCCTGTGGGTGCCCTCAGGTGCCCGCTGTGTCCTTCGGGGTCTTGGATTATACCACAGATTCAAAAGGCTGTCAAGTGGGAGTTGTACCTATTGCTAGCTGTGGCTAGCTATTGACATCCTCAGGGTTCTTTTGGTATACTGGATAGTTTATCAGTGTTTTTTTGAGTTATCCACAGGTTATCCACAGAGTTATCCACAGCTAGCACAGAGTTATCCACAG